GTCGCAGTAACACGTTTCTCCATGCCTGCATTTTGGGATATATCATTTACAAACTTATTAAAAATTAAGTTTTGTTCAAGGGTGTTTCTGCTAATGTTTTGATTGATGACGGTGTTTTCACACTTTCCATTCCAAAAACTTATGATGCTAACGACATTGATATATTGTTAAAATACATAGATGATGGCTATAAGGTTGGTGGACAAGAAATCTCTTGGGATAAATGTTATGTTAGTGAAAAATTGCTCGTTTTCCTTAATGAAGTATATTTCAATGGCAATTTACTTGGTGCTGGCATGAAATCAATCATTAAAATGGTTAATTAAAGAACTTTTCGACCTAGCAGCATACAAGAAATCAACTCTAACTTGACTTCTTACTTGAGCAACAGTTTGTTTAATGGTGGTTTATATGTCGTTAATTATCACATATATCTATTGCAAATTGTTGAAACATATTTATAATACTTAAAAGGTTAATAATGAAACTGATAATCTGTAATATTACATTTACTATTACCAATTAACTTCGGAGGAATTGGTATTACTATTTATGAAGAGTTGATTAGTGTATATGATGGCGACCGAGATATGTATGTCATAAATGAATTAATTAGAGCTATAAGAACGGTTCCTGCTTTTGCTGAACTCTATGGTGCCAATCTTGAACATTTTCTCCATCTAAAACCCATTGAAAAAAGTAATTATGAAATCCTTATGGAACCAACTAAATTAAAGTTTAACATTATTACAATAAAAAGTAATCGTTTGAAGAATGCTATTAGAAAAAAGCTTAAGGAGGTTTGCACTGATAGAAATATTAAGGAAATAATGAATATAGACAAAGAAGAATGGGCTACAGATGTTATCAATATGCTCGATGATAACAAAAAAAGTGACATTAATATCATTAATGCCATTTATGAAAGCAGTATTATTAAGGTTCAAGATCACATTTTGGCTAAATTTGAAAATAGTACTACAATTGCTAGTTTATTGGGATATGCTAAACTTGTTGGCATTAATTTAGTTTATAAGGAAGACGTCAGAAGGAGCTATATTCAATATGTTAACATTTCTAATGGTGTTATCCCTGAAGATTGACAATCACTAGCGGTTGCATTCCCCAACTGAATCCACTGAGCCAACTGTATATATTTTTGTTTTTTGGACTCACTGGATATTCAAAAAATAAGCTTTAGCAAATTGTTAATGTATCCCGAAACGGAAGTTATTTAACAAGATGCTAAAGCTATAAAAAAATTTATTAAAAAACAAAAAATCACAAATTTTATTAAAAACCAAAAAAACAAAATAAAAATTGTTATTAAATATTTGTAATTCATCAC